AAAAACCTTTAGATATGTCTGCCATTATTTCAGATCAATTTAGAATATTAAATGCTGAGACTTTTGTAAAAAGTTTCACCGGAATTGGAACGACCACAAATGTATATTATACTTTTATAGGATTACCCAATTCCACTGATACTGCTACTGGATCAGGAACTACCGACTGGAATACAAATACTCCAAGTCCAAAGGATATGTTCAAAGAGCAGAATGATTATTATGATACGATGTTAGCGTTGAAAAAAGTCACAACGCAAGATGTTCGAAGAATGGTTAGAAAGGTTAACTGGAATAGTTCAGTAAAGTATGATATGTATCGTCATGACTATAACGTAACTAATTTGTCACCTGTTACTGGAGCAACAAATTTATACGATGCAAATTATTATGTTGTAAATACTAATTTTCAAGTTTATATTTGTCTTCAAAATGGAATTGATCCAGAACACCCTACTGGGCAACCATCTCTCGATGAACCAACTTTTACCGATTTAGAACCAAGGGCGGCTGGTTCTTCGGGTGATGGTTACATTTGGAAATATCTATTTACTATTTCTCCAAATGATATTATAAAATTCGATTCTCTAGATTTTATACCAGTTCCATCTAATTGGGGAAATGATGCAGATAGTGCAAGTATTAAGAATAATGCAATATCTGGGGAAATTAAAATTGTAACAATTACAAATAGGGGGGGTGGATATTCTCCCGCAGGAACATATAAAAATATACCTATTTTAGGGGATGGAACTGGAGGGAGAGTTAGTATTTCTGTTGGTGCTGATGGGAAAGTTAGTTCAGTAGATGTAACTAATGGTGGATCTCAATATACAAAAGGTACAATTCAATTTTATCCAAGTGGTCCAGCATTGGAAGTTGGGGGAACTAATTTAACTTCAATTGGATTAAATGCTGTTGGCAGTGCATCAACATCAATTGCAACTTTTGATGTAATCATTCCACCTTCAGGTGGACATGGATATGATGTGTACAAAGAACTTGGGGCATACAGAGTTCTAGTATACTCAAGATATGAAAACACTGGAACAAATCCGGATTTCGTTGTGGGAAATGATTTTGCTAGAGTTGGCATCGTAAAAAATCCCACTACCTTTGGAAGCAAGACTGAATTGTTATCTTCCAATCAAGCAAGCGCGTTAGGTGCTTTAAAGTTAACGAATCCAAATCTAGGAAGTTATGACGCAGACACAGTTATTACCCAAACAATTGGAATCGGGTCTACGGCTGTAGCAAAAGTAGCATCTTATGATGCCACAACTGGAGTTTTAAAATATTATCAACCAGTTGGACTTGCGATTACTGCTTTTAATTATAAACTTCTTAATTTTAAAAGAAATAGTGAACTTGCCACTGGTGGGGCATTAACTATATTTGGTGCAACATCTGGCAGTAATTTACAAATTCAAACCACTTATGGTACTTTAGCAAATCCCGGAGTTACTACAACTGTTGGTAATAGAATTATAAATCTAGATCAAAATTATATTGAAGGAATAGCAAATCCAGAGGTGGAAAAATACTCTGGAGAAATCATCTATATAGATAATAGAGCAGCAATTCCACGTTCTTTTACTCAAAAAGAAGATATAAAAATTGTATTAGAATTCTAAAAAAATGCCACAGAATACCAATCTTAACGTCAGTCCATATAATGATGATTTTGATGAGAATAAAAATTTTCAAAAAGTTTTATTTAAACCTGGAACGGCTATTCAAGCGAGAGAGTTAACCACTCTACAAACAATACTTCAAAACCAAATTGAAAGATTTGGTTCGTATTTGTTCAAAGAGGGTGCAAAGGTAATACCTGGGCAAACTGGATATGACCCCAGATATGAGTTTGTTCAAATAGATCCAACTTTTTTTGGCATTTCAGTATTTGATTATACTGAAAAATTAGTGGGAACTATAATTCGTGGAGAAACTTCTGGAATAACGGGAAAGGTAATTAAAGTAATTGGTTCCAATGAATCCGAAAGAAATAATAATACGTTATATATTAGATATCTAAAATCATCAAATAACGATTTTGAAACAATAAGATTTTTAGATGGTGAAAGATTAATCACCGAAGATGGAATTGAATATGGACTGACCGAGATAAAGGCGGGTAGTGCATTTGCTACATGTATTTCAGAAAATGCTACTGGAACTGGATCTGCCGCTTTCATAGAAGAAGGTATATATTTTATTCGTGGTTTTTTTGTTAAGGTATTGACCGATAGTATTCTTTTGGATCAGTACGGAGACAAACCAAGTTATAGAATTGGATTATTAATTAGTGAGGATATAGTAACATCATTTGATGATTCATCGCTAAATGATAATTCTCAGGGATTCTCTAATTTTACTGCGCCAGGAGCAGATAGGTTCAAATTATCAACAACTTTCATAAAAAAGAATATTGATGAATTTGATGATGAAAATTTTATAGAATTGATGAGAGTTGAAAATGGATTATTATTAAATTTTGTAAAAAATACCGAATTAAATTTAATCCGAGATGAATTAGCAAGAAGAACTTATGATGAATCTGGAGATTATTATGTTAAGGCATTTGAAGTTGATATAAAAGAATCTTTAAATAATTTTGATTTTAATCGTGGTGTATATAAAGAAAATGAATTAACCGCACAAGGAAATATTCCATCGGAAGATTTATATACTTTACAAATTTCTCCTGGTAAGGCATTTGTGCAGGGATTTGAAGTTGAAAAAAGTTCAACAACTTATCTTGATGTAAGAAAACCAGAAACATCTAATACTGTAGATACTTTTCGTTTACCTTTTAGTTATGGTAATAAATTAGAATTAGACAATGTAAGTGGTTCCCCATCTGTTGGATTTGGAATAACCACAACTTTGAGTCTTAGAAGTGAAAGAGTTGGATTAACTTCACTTACAGCACCTGGCGAAGAAATTGGAAGAGCGAGGTGTTATGACTTCAAATTAAAAGATGCTGCATATTCAAATAAAACTACAAATTTTGAAACATTTTTATATGACATTGATACTTATACTCAAATCACAGTTAGTAGTAATATAACATTATCAGCACCTGCTTTAATTGAAGGTAGAAACAGTGGATCAATAGGATATTTGAATTCTACCGTTAGTAACAGTAAAGTATTAACATTAAATTCTGTAAGTGGGTCTTTTGTTGTTGGGGAGGGTATTTCAGTAAATGGAATTTCTTCATCTCCAACAATTTCAAGTATTACTGATTATTCTTTAGATGATGTCAAATCCCTGTTTTCCACAGTTGGAGTAAATACTTTTAGTGCAGATCTAAAATTAACCGGTGTTTATCCTTTAGGAAGAGAAAATCTAACATTCACTGCACAATCTGCAGGAATTAGCACACTTACTGGATCAATCACATCAAAATTTGCACAACAGTTAAAGGTTGGAGATATTCTCTCATACACAAGACCAGGATTTTCAACAGTAACTTTTAACAAAGTTCTTACTATTGGAACAACTTTAAATAGTGTGACTGTAAGTGGAGTTACAACTGTACAAGGTCTTTATGATGGTCAAGTTCCATTAGCAACACTCACAACACCTGTTAATTTAAACATACCAGAATTAACTGATAGGGGAGTTGCTGCATTTTATCAACCTTTAAGTCACACTAACATTAGTAATATTAATTTAGATAGTTCTCAGTTAGTGTTTAGAAAAACATATGCCGCATCTGTGGCATCAAATGGGTGTGTTATTATTGAGTCTGATGTAGATTCAGTATTTGAAGACTATGACGAAGAAAGATACGTTCTTACATATTCAAATGGGCAAATAGAACCATTGTCAAATGGAAAAGTTTCAATATCCGCAAATGGTAAAACCTTAACTTTAAGTCAACTTACAAGATCTACAGATGCTAATGCAAAGTTGACTGCTACACTTAGAAAAGTAAAAGTAAATTCTAAATCTAAAGTTTTAACTCGTTGCGAAGTATTAACGATTGATAAGTCAAGCAACCCGGCATCTGGATCAAATGCAAATACAACTTTAAATGATGGATTAACTTATAGTTCAGTATATGGACTTAGAATTCAAGATAAAGAAATTTCTATTGGAAAAGCAGAAGTTTTAAGAGTCCATGCTGTTTTTGAATCTGATGATAACAATAATCCTAATATTCCAACACTAACTCTCATTAATGTTAACGGATCATTACTAGAAGCTGCTCAGGGAGATCAAATCACAGGAAATTCTTCATATGCAGTTGGCAGAGTTGTGTCCACTACACCAGATACAATCACTTTTGTTTATAACAATGATAGGGAATTCCAAATCGGAGAGTCTGTAACATTAAAACTATCTCAAATTACGGGATCAATTTCTGCAATATCACCAGGTGACAAAGACATAGTAAAAAATAGTTTTATTTTAGATAGTGGAAGACGATTAGAATTTTTAGACTTTGGTAGACTTATTAGAAAAGATTCTGCCCCAATTCCAAGTAAAAGACTAACTATTGTCTATGATTATTATAGCACACCAACCTCAGACGATGGGGAATTTTTCTCATATCTAAGTTGGCCTCCAAGAATTATTCACGATGGCATTGACTTACCGAGAATACAAAATGATACTCTAAGAGAATCTGACGTAATTGATTTTAGACCTAGAGTGAGTGATTATACTAATACTAATTTTTCACCATTCCAATATGAGTCAAGAATATTTCCAAATGATGGATCTTCTGTTACTGCAACACCAGTAAGTGGTGAATCTATTGTTCTTGGTTATTCCTATAGATTGCCGAGAACTGATAAATTAATATTATCTAAAGGTGGTGAATTTCAAATAGTTTCGGGACAACCTGCAGATAATCCTTTACCACCAATATTATCTGATAACACTTTTGAGGTTGGTACTTTTACTTTGAAACCATATTCATATCTCGCGTTTAGTGATATTCAATTTGATAAGACTAAGCACAAGCGTTATCAAATGAAGGACATTGGAAGATTGGAGAGTAGGATTAAAAACATAGAATTTTATACTCAATTATCATTATTAGAATCAGAAACTCAAAATCTTTCAATAAAAGATCCTCTTACTGGATTAGATAGATTTAAAAATGGTATTTTTGTAGATAATTTTAAATCACATGATGCTCATAATATGAGGTCTCCTGATTTTAAAGCAAGCACTGATAGGAAAGAAGGTGAACTAAGACCATCACATTATACCACAGCGTTAGATCTTTTAGTTGGATCTGCATCTGCAATTGGTATTGGAACTACAGCGGATTCATCTGTAGATTTAAGATTTGTAACAGATCTTCAAAATGCAAACATTCAAAGAACTGGAGATCTTATAACTTTAAAATATACAGAAGAAAAGTTTATTGAGCAAAAATTTGCTACCAGAAGTGAAAATGTAAACCCATTTGCCGTTTTAAATTTTGTTGCTGTATTGGAATTAAATCCAGAAACTGATACTTGGATAGAAGAGAAAGTATTAGCTCCAGTTACGATAGAGCAGCAGGGTAATTATTCTGCAATGATGGATGCATTCCAAGTGGATCCTAATACTGGTCTATCTCCAGTTGATTGGGGATCCTGGGAGACAACGTGGACTGGGGAAACAGTTTTAAGTGAACAAAGAATCGTAAAAGGAAAAGTTCCAAAATCTAGCGAAACAGTTTCAGTGCAAACTGTTCCTGGTGGCCCTCACGGTAGATCACGAACTCAAACCACAGTAAGAGAAACCTTTGAAGATACTTATTTACTGGAAGTTAAAGTAGACACTAAACAATCTAGAAGTGGAATTCAAAGAAAAATAACTGAGCAAATTGATACTGTATCTTTAGGTACTAAAATTGTAGGTAGGGAAATTATTCCATATTGTAGAGAGAGGAACATTGAATTTATTGCTAGAAGATTAAAACCAGCAACTCAACATTATGTATATTTTAATAATGTAAACATGACTGAATATAGTGTTCCAAAATTATTGGAAATTACTATGAACAGCGGTGTTTTCCGGGTGGGAGAACTTGTCACACAATTACAAACCTCAATCACAAATGAATCAACTGCCACAGAATCTATAAGATTCCGAACTGCTGTTTCTAATCATAAGTATGGGCCTTATAATGATCCAGAATTAACTTATCTACTAAATCCATATACAAGTGAGCCTTTAAGTGCCAATTATTCAGCAACATCAACGATTTTAAATATTGATACTGCAAGTCTATCAGATATTACTCAAAACTTTAAAGGTAGATTGAAAGTTGGGACTAAATTAGTTGGGCAAACTAGTGGAGCGCAGGCAACCATAACTAGTTTAAAATTTATTTCGGATGCTGCTGGAACTCTGATAGGATCTTTGTATATCCCCAATCCAAAATATCAAACAAATCCACAGTTTAGAACTGGCACTAATACAATTAGAGTAACTAGTTTCCCATCAAACACTGATGTTCCTGGTACTCCAGCAAGTGCAGGGGAAGGAACGTTTACTTCTGCAGGAACTCTTGATATCAAACAAGAATCATTTTTAGCAACGAGAAATGCTAAGGTTGAAATTTTAACACTTAAGGATAGTAGAACAACATCACAAACAGTGCTTCAAACAGAAACTCGTGATCGTAAAGAATTACGATCATGGGTAGATCCACTTGCAGAATCAATTGAAATTCCAGCTGGAGAAGATTGTTTTATTACCTCAGTTGATGTCTACTTCAGAACAAAGGACGCAAATATTCCTGTAACTTTACAAATAAGAACAATGCAAAGTGGTCTTCCTACCACTACGATATATCCATTTGCCGAAGTTGCATTAGAACCTTCTCAAGTAAACATTTCTGAAACTGGTACTGTTGCCACTAATTTCAAATTCAAATCCCCAGTATTTTTACCCGTAGGAGAACATGCAATTGTATTAATTTCATTATCCAATGCATATAATTGTTGGATTTCTAGAATGGGTGAGGTAGATATTACAACTGCGAAACTAGATGAAAATAAAAGAGTAATTGTTTCACAACAACCATACATGGGATCTTTATTTAAATCCCAAAACGGATCCACCTGGGATCCAAGTCAGTACGAAGATTTAAAATTTACAATCTATAGAGCAAAATTTGTAAAAGAACCTGGAGTATTTACTTGTTACAATCCAACACTATCTGAGGGAAATGATAAAATTGTAAATCTAAGAAATAATCCTATTTCTGTATTATCCAAAGAAGTCACAGTTGGACTTGGAAGTACTGTGAGTCCTTTACTGGTAATTCCTGGAGTTACAATAAGTCAATTAAATAATACATCTGCGAGAGGAAAGTTAGTTAAAACTAGCGGAGCAATTGGAGTTGGAAGTCTTACTGGTGCTGTTAGTAATTTAACTGTAAATAATGTTGGTTCTGGAATTACACCATCTACTGGAAAATTCTACTATAGTAATGTCGGATTAACTCCTGTAACCGGTGGAGGTAGTGGTGGATTAGCATTAGTTGAAGTTTCTGGAGGATCCGTTGGGGTAATTACAGTCACTAATGGAGGAACTGGTTATTCTGTAGGGGATGTTGTTTCAGTTCAATTAGGTGCTACAAGTCAAAATGTTAGATTAAATGTTGGTGTTATTACTGGAATTAATCAACTTACTTTAACTCAGGTTCAAGGTTCGTTTGATACAGTTAACCAAATTACATACAATTCAGTGGGTGTTGGATCAACACTTCCTGCGACACCTACAGTAATTAATTCTGGTATTGGTGATGGGCAACATTTTACAGTAGCACATCGAAATCATGGAATGCATTCTGTTGCTAACAAAGTCCGGTTATTTAGAATACAAAGTGATTCTACTGATACTAAATTGACTGCAGAATATTCAAGAACTGCGACATCAAATATTCCAGTTGAATCAATTTCAATATTTAGTACTTTTGAAAACGTAGGAGTTTCAAATACAAATCCTGGTTATGTTGTAATAAACGATGAAATTATATCATATACAAATGTCAGTGGTAACACTTTAACAGGAATTACCAGAGGAGTTGATAACACTCGAACAAGAACTCACTTCGTAGGATCTCCAGTATCTAAGTATGAATTTAATGGAGTATCTCTTAGAAGGATTAATAGAGTTCACGATTTATCATCCGCAACCGCAACCGATGCAATCACACTAGACTCATATAAACTCAAAGTTGATTTTAGTGCAAATGGAGTTGATAGAACTGTTGGTAATGCAGGAGGATTTCAACCATTACTCTTTAACATTAGTAAACTCGGTGGTGGTAATGTTGCAAGAGCAACTCAAAATATTCAATTTGAAGCATTAACTCCAAATGTTTCATTCATAACACCAAAAGAAACCTCACTCACTTCAAGAGTTAGAACTGTTTCTGGTACAAGTGTAAGTGGAAATGAAACTTCATTTGAAGATCAAGGATTTGAACCTATACAGTTGGGCGAAATTAATTATTTTACTTCACCTAGAATCATAGCATCACAAGTAAATGAAACTGCAAGATTAACTACTCTTCCTGGAAATAAATCATTTACTATGGAAATGATTTTGAACACTGAAAATACAAGATTATCTCCAGTTATTGACTTACAAAGATTATCTGTAATTACAACTACAAATAGAATTGACAGAGTTGTTACTGATTTTTCAACAGATAAAAGAGTAAACGCATCTCTTGGTGATCCTCATGCGGCTGTATACGTTTCTAAAAAGGTTGGATTAGAAACACCGGCAACTTCACTTCAAGTGAGACTTGCTGCTTATAGACATCCCACAAATCAAATACGAGTGTTGTATAAGTTGTTCAGATCGGATCTTCCCGATTCAACTCAACCATATCTTCTTTTCCCAGGATTTAATAATTTGAGAAAGAGTGGTACTAATAACGAAACTGAATATACTATTGTAGATCTTGCTAAAAACAACGGACTCTCTAATGATAATGTTCCAGCATCTAGTTATAGTGAAGAATTCTTTGACTACTTATATTCCCAAGAAAATCTACCACAGTTCAATGGATTTATGATTAAAATAATTATGACTAGTACCAGTCAAGCATATGTTCCAAGAATTAAAGAACTTAGAGCAATCGCTTTAGCATAAAATGAGAAATTTAATACCAGTTGAAGGCCACAGTTCATTAGCAAGAGACAGTGATTCTAAATCTATTATTAATACTAATAGAAATTTATATAATTCTTACATGAGTCAAAGAGAAAGAAAGTTAAAAGAAATTGAAGAAATTGAAACTCTTAAAAGTGAAGTAAGTGATATAAAAAAGATGCTTTCCATAATCATAGAAAAACTATAAATATCAATATAGTTCCATTTTTGAATTATGTCGGTAAGAGTTGTTAACATACAGATTCAACAGGGAGCGAATTTTAATGCGAATTATATTTTAGAGGATCCTATTTCAAATTCTATTACTAATCTGACAGGACATACTGTTGTCGCTAAAATAGCAAAACATCCCGGAAGTTCAACTAAAACTAATTTTACAACTAGTATAACAACTTCAACTGGTGTTGTTGGAATTGCTTTAACCCCTGGACAAACATCAGCATTAAAACCTGGAAGACATGTGTATGATGTATTACTCACTGATTCTTTCGGAGTAAAAACTAGAGTCATTGAAGGATCAGCAACCGTATCTGCAGGAGTGTGTACCTAATGTCAAATTCATATAACGTAAGAGTTGGTAATTTAAATACAACTAGAGTAAGATTAGGATCTCAAAATGCCACACAAGTTGTGGCAAGTAATTTATCATCTGCAGCGCAAGTTATTGGAGGAATTGCAGTTGATTTTTCTAATATTCAAGACAATTTTGTTTTGCAATATGATTCAACTTTAAATAAGATTATTGCAGTAGATCCAGATCAAGTTCTTCAGGATGCAGTTCCTGGTGGAATTCCCAACGATTTCATTAATGTTTTAGATACTGATCTTAATAGAGGACAAAATATAGATTTTGATGGGGGGAACTTTTAAAAATATCTAAATAGTATTAAGGAATATTGTAAAAAAAAATGGCAAACCCATCATTAAGATTTAAAAGAGGTACTCAGTCTGCATTTAATAGTGTTGGTCTGCAAACTGGCGAACCTGCTTTTATTACTGATGATTATAATTTTTATATTGGTGTAGACGGAAACAGTGCAACTAATAAGTATTTTGGTAGTGCTAGATACTGGACTAAAGAAACCTCGGCCGCAGGTAGTGGTGTAAATCTTGTAGAAGGCACTAGTAACGGTGCTCATTTTATTACCTTAGCATCACCAGCGTCCGTAGGCGCTGCTGTAACGTATTATTTTCCAGCAGCAAATGGTGTACCAACTTCTGTATTATCCAATGATGGTAATGGCAATTTAAGTTGGGCAAGTGGATCTGCTAATCCAGTTTTTACTGGTATTGCCACATTTAATAATACATTACTCGATATCAATAGTGATGTAGATATTTCTGGTATTACTACGGTTAGTAATACAACAGACTCAACAACAAAAGATAATGGGTCTTTGGTTATTGAAGGTGGTGTGGGTATTGAAAAGAGTTTAAATGTTGGCGGTAACTTTAAGGTAACTGGGTTATCTACCTTTGTCGGTGCAGTAACCTTTGAAGGTGGTACAATTACTCTTGGTGATGCTAATACTGATAATGTAGTATTTAATGCTGATGTAAACTCAGGTATTCTACCAAATGCAGACGGTTCATTTGATATTGGTGATGCATCCGTTAGTAAGAGATGGAGACATGCCAGTTTCTCTGGAGTAGGAACCTTTGCAACTGGCGCAGTTATTGATGCAATTCAAATTGGTATAACTGCTGTTAATGAAATTGATACTAGTTCAGGAGTATTAATACTTGATTCTGCAGCAGGTCAAGTTCAAATTACAGATGATTTATCTGTAACTGGCGTATCTACATTCACTGGCGCAATTGATGCGAATGGTGGTGCTGATATTTCTGGAGGAGAAACAGTTCTTTCTTCGGCAACTGTATCCGATTTAACTGCTACTCGAATTGTTCTTGCAGGAACTTCAGGATCTCTTGTAGATGATTCTAGTTTAACTTTCACTGATGCTGCTGGACTTACAGTTGCAAATAGTGGTATTAATGTAACTGGTGTTTCTACTTTCTCCACAGATTTAGTTGTTGGTGGTGATATTAGAGTTAATGGAAATGATATTAAAGATGGTGGTGGAACTGCTGCAATTACTTTTGATGGATCTGGTAATACTACAATTACTGGTAATTTAAACGTTAATGGGTCTACAACACAAGTTAATACAACTACATTAACAATTGAAGATAACTTAATTGAACTTGGTAAAGTTGATGGGAATGCCCCAACTTCTGATTTGAATAAAGACATTGGTATGCTTTTACATTATTTTGATTCGGCAGCAAGATTGGGTGCTGTTTATTATGACGACTCAGTATCAAGAATTGTTCTTGCATCCAGAGTTGGAGAATCTTCTGGTGTATTAACAGTAGATGCTGGGTATTATGCAAATGTAGAACTTCAAGGATTATTTGTTACTGACACAGCTGGATCTGGAGAAGCGGTAATTTCTTATGCCACTATTGGTGGAGTGACCGCAAGACATTTACAAAACATAACAGTTGATGGTGGTACGTTCTAAAAATTAATATGACTGAAACTGAATTCACAACCTTTATTCAAATATATCAAAAAAGATTGAGTGATGCAATTACTCAATCAATTGCATTGGAAGCAAAGGTCATAGGACAGAATAGAGAAATTTCTGAATTGAACGAACAAATTTCTAAATTGACAAAAACAAATTCTAGAAAGAAGGTTGATGAGGAGTATTCATAAATATAAAAAAAAGTAATGATACATGGCAAAACCATCTTCAAGACAAGGGCTCATTGATTATTGTTTAAGAAGATTGGGGGCACCTGTCTTAGAAATAAACGTTGATGACGACCAAATTGATGATTTAGTTGACGATGCTCTTCAGTATTTTCAAGAGCGTCATTTTGATGGCGTTGAAAAAATGTATCTTAAATATCAAATTACTCAACAAGATATAGATAGAGGAAAGGGTAAACGGGCAGATAATCCAATTGGAATTGTAACTACAACGAGTTCAAGTGTTTCTATTCCTGGAATGGGAACGACAACATTTGATTTTTATGAGGATAGTAATTATATTCAAATTCCAGATAGTGTAATTGGTGTTGAAGGGATATTTAAAGTTGATACTGGGGGATTATCTGCTGGTATGTTTAATGTTGCTTATCAAATTTTCTTAAATGATGTTTATAATTTTACTGCAATTGAATTACTTAATTATACCATGGTTAAAAGTTATTTGGAAACTATAAACTTTTTAATCAATACTGATAAAAATATTAGATATACGAAGAGACAAAACAGATTATATATTGACACCAATTGGGCAGGACTCACTGCAGGATCATATATTGTTATTGATTGTTATAGAATTTTGGATCCCAATGATTTTACAAAAATATATAATGATTCATTTTTAAAAGCATATTTAACGTCTTTAATTAAAAAACAATGGGGTCAAAATTTAATAAAATTCCAAGGAGTTAAACTTCCTGGTGGAATTGAATTGAATGGAAGGCAGATTTACGATGATGCTATTAATGAACTTGGGGATATCAAATCGAGAATGAGTTCTGAGTATGAATTACCACCTTTGGATATGATCGGTTAATCGTATGGCATTAAATCCATTTTTTTTACAAGGAAGTAAATCAGAACAAAATTTAGTTCAACAATTGATTAATGAACAACTTCGTATGTATGGAGTTGAAGTAACTTATATTCCAAGAAGATATCTGAGTGAACAAACAATTATTAAGGAGAATGTTTTATCCAGATTTGATGAAAACTATTCAATAGAAGTTTATCTAAAAAATTATTCAGGGTTTGGTGGTGGAGGAGATATCTTAACTAAATTTGGAATTCAATCAAAAGACGAATTGAACCTAATCATATCTAGAGAAAGATTTGAGGATTTTATTTCTCCATTTTTACTTGATGGTGATGGAGATCTATTAAACGACTACAAGATAGCCACAAGACCCGCAGAGGGGGATCTAATATACTTCCCACTAACAGATACCTTATTTGAAATTAAATTTGTTGAGAACGAAGTTGATTTTTATCAACTACAAAAATTGTATGTCTATGAAATCATATGTGAACCATTTGAATATGAAGATGAAATTATAGATACTGACATAAAAGAAATAGATGATAATTTCTCAGAATCTGGATATGGAGTTTCACTCACTTTAGTTGGAATAGGATCTACTGCGATAGCACTCACATCTCTTAGAAATGGTGCTATTTCAAATATTACATTAATAAATGATGGATTTGGGTATTCTAGTGCTCCATCAGTTGCAATTGGTGGTGCTCCAGCTGGGGG